CTAGCAGATGCAATGACAGAATATGATTATGTTATCTGTGACTTTGTTGCTCCGTTAGTTGAAATGCGTAATAACTTCAAAGCAGATTGGACTATCTGGGTTGATACTATTGATAAAGGTCGATACGAAGATACCAACAAAGCTTTCATCCCACCCGAAGTTTATGATTTTAGAATTACAGAACAGCACGGTGAAAAGTGGGGTGAGTTTATTGCCGCACATATATTAGACAATAGACGCAGACCTGTATTTGATTGGCAAAAAGAAACTGTACAGATGTTAGGTCGCTGGCAACCATGGCATCAAGGTCATCGTAAGTTATTTGAACGTGCTATTGCTAAGACCGGTCAAGTTGTTATTCAGATTAGAGATTGTCAAGGATGGCAAGGAAGTAATCCATTTGCAATTGACCAAGTAAAAAGTTTTATAAAACGAGATTTGGATATGTTATATCAAGGTCAATATGAAATACAGATTGTCCCGAACATTGTAAACATTACATATGGACGTGATGTGGGTTACAAGATCGAACAAGAAACTTTTGACGAAGCTACCCATAACATAAGTGCTACTAAAATTCGAAAACAATTAAGATTTGGTAAATAATAATAGCGGTCTTGGCGTCATTCCCGCTTTACAAACTCTGCCGCCTATGCTATAATCAACATAGGAGAAAATAATGGCAAATCAATCAGTAAGTTACAAGTACACAAGTACTAAAGAGTATCACGATAGCTTCCCTTGTGCTTATCGTCAATGGAGAGCAGATAGTCACTGCAACATGATTCATGGTTACAGTTTCAGTATGAAGTTCTATTTCGGTACAAACGATCTAGATGTTCGCAATTGGGCAGCAGACTATGGTGGACTAAAAGAATTGAAAAAGATTCTTGAGGATCAGTTTGACCATACTCTATTAGTCGCACAAGACGATCCCGAACTTGAAACATTCAAAATGTTACAAGAAAAGAAACTTGCTAAACTAACTATTCTTCCACGTATCGGTTGTGAGAGTTTAGCAGATATGCTTTACAAGTACGTCAATGGTGTTTACATTCCTGATATGTGGGGGTTAGGTGAACACAATCGTCTATGGTGCTATCGTGTTGAAGTGCGTGAGACACAATCTAACATGGCATATCGTGAAGGTCACCGTGAATGGAATGAGGATCTGTTTGCATGAGCGGGCGCTTCCTTTCACCCAAGGACCTAAGTGCTGCCAAGCATGAACGTGAAATAGTCAACAGTTTGCTTAAGCGGGGCAAAGTAAAAGCCGCAGAGCGTATTGTTAAAGAGTATCACATTGTTTGTGGTTGCGGTGTAGAAGGATGCATTTTCATTCACCTACAGCGTGACGAAACTGAAGAACAAAGAAAAGAACGTCTGGGGTATTAATGAAGCGACTTTGGCGCATTTGGGCAAAGGCATTAGGAGAGAAAGCAGGTAATACGGACACTGAGTCTGACCGCATTGCTTTCATCCGTACTCTTATTGTGTTATCATATATTACAACAAACCTGTTTATCGTAGCAGGTGTTATACGGCATTGGTAAAAATGAACAAATTAAAAATATCAGAATTATTTTATAGCATACAAGGTGAAGGTCGTCATATGGGTGTACCAAGTGTGTTCTTACGCACGTTTGGTTGCAACTTAAAGTGCGCTGGTTTCGGTATGCCAAAAGGTAAGTTGAGTGAAGAAAGAATTAAAATTGCTGAGTCTAGCCAAAATTACAAAGATTATAAATCCCTTCCGCTTGTCAGCACGGGATGTGATTCTTATGCATCTTGGGACCCTAATTTCAAACATCTTAGTCCTTACTATGATACCGGCGATGTTGTTAGTCGCATTATGGATATACTGCCATTCAATGCTTGGCATGATGAGCACTTGGTTATCACGGGCGGTGAACCGCTTCTAGGATGGCAACAACTATATCCTGAGTTGCTAAGTAATGAAAAAATGTTGAACTTAAAAGAGTTAACATTTGAAACTAACGGTACACAACCATTAGGTGAAGAACTTAAAAAATATCTACAGACTAAGTGGCATAAACAAAAGGGAATTGAAACAGTTACATTTAGTGTAAGTGCTAAACTCTCTAGTAGCGGTGAAGATACGAAAGAAACTATCTGCCCTGATATTGTAGCAGAATACGAAATGTATGGTCACACATATCTTAAATTAGTTGTTGCAACAAATGAAGATGTTGAAGAAGCATTAGAGGTGGTTAACACATATCGAAAGAACAATTTCTTTGGCAACGTGTATCTAATGCCAGTCGGTGGTGTTGAAAGTGTGTATAGTTTGAACAATCGTAGAGTAGCAGAACTTGCTATGAAACATGGATTGCGCTACAGTGATAGACTTCAAGTACCGTTGTTTAAAAATGAGTGGGGCACTTAATGACACAAGTTATAATTACACGAACACAATTTGAAAGACTCAAAGAAGTATTTGATATGTACGACAGTGTAGATCGAATTGTATGGAAGCAAGAATCACTCAGTGGTATTGGTCCCAATGTCACGATTGAGTTTGACCCAAAAGAATCTGTCAAAATAGATATAACAGATGTGGAGAGTTGGTAATGATGGATAAAAGATATGGAGAGTTGGTAATGATGGATAGTTTTGTTTCTCACCATCGAGAGGATGATTGGGCTCTTAACCGAGTACAAGATTGGCAATATAAATTATGCTGGAAACCACACACCTGTTTTCTTACTGGAAAACAACTGTGGGGTAAACATGCTTATCACGGTACTAGAATTATTACTGGCCCCGGTGTTCCGATTCATGAAGACTATTGGATTGGTAAGAATGAATTCGTGATTTGGAAATTAACAAAATGAGAACATACGATAAACGAATTGCATTTTTAATCAGCGATCAGCACTTTATTCCTCACGGTGGCATTGGTAGCTTCTGTAAGAGTTTTACTGAAATGTGTAGTAGATTGAACTGGAAGGTTGATATTATCTTGGACAAGATACCTAATAACGATGATTTTCAAAAGTTGATCGAAGGTGCCGGAGCAAATGTGATTTTTCCACCCAAAGCAGTGTCAGTTAGGCCCGGTGTAGTAGAAGTAAAAGCTGAATCAGCTTTACCGTATGACGATCACACCTCTACTTTTTCGTTCAGTGACACTATCAATTTTGAAAAGATCATTAACTTCCGCAAAGCAATAATTAAAGCGTTTGAAACCAATGCGTATGACATGATTGTGTGCAATACACAGGAAGCAATGACTGCGGCTTATGCAATGACTATCAACAAGTACATTCCGGTAGTGTTCTATACTCACTTACACAGTATGATCTTCCGTGAAAGTCAAGGCAGTGATGTGTTCTTGGATAGTTATCACAATTTCTATAACAAGCATATGGAATTCACTGATATCATCATCGGTACACAAAGTCAAAAGAATATTGATGAACTCACTAAGTATGGTGCAACTAACTGTCAACTATTGCCAATGCCCATGAGTGAGCGAGGATTGCTTGAGTCGTATACAGGTGAGAAAAAAGGTGTATTGTTCATCGGTCGTTGGGAAGAAGGCAAGAACCCTGAAGCATACATCAGAGTCATGAAGGAAGCAAAACTGCCATGCAAAGTAATGACTAACAGTAATGGACAAAAGAAGTTCGAAAAAGCTTTCGCTGAAGCCGGCATTACTGATTATGAAATCAAAGCAGGTATCACTGGTCAAGAGAAAGTAGATTTCATTCGTAGTTCTAGTGTATTCTTTATGCCCAGTTTACGTGAGAACTATCCTTTCGCATTCTTAGAATGTCTAGGTCATATGCCATGTGTTGTATTAGATACACAAGATTGGTCTGATAACTTTCACAGCATATTCTATCACAAAGTACACATCACGAATGCCGCTGATACAATAAAACAATTATATGGCATAGATCAACCATCGTTGGCACTTGATTATGTCAATCAACTTGACAATGAAGTTGCACAGAAGTGGGTCAAGTTCCTAGATGAATTTGTAGGGAAACGTAGTAATACTAACTCTGCAAAAATCAATACATACGAAACAATCAAATATAGAGATTATATCAAAGAATTAGAACGCAAACACTTAGCACGTGAAGATTTTGAAAGTGTATTGTCAAACAAATATAAGTTTATCAATGTTTGGTATACTGACAATGATACTTATTTGAGCAAAGACCCAACATTTAAACCACAGGAGGAAGAAACAAACGAAAGTTTGTTTGAATGGCAATGAAGAAAATTTTAATTACAGGTAGCTCAGGCTACATCGGTTCACATCTATGTGATCTATTAGCAGGTGAATATGAAGTACATGGACTTGATATCAATGACCCACAAGTAGAGATTGACAAGTTTTATAAACTGGATATCAACAAGCAGTTCTCAATTGAAGGTATTGAGTTTGATGCAGTTGTGCATTTGGCTGCATTGGTCAACGTAGGTGAAAGTCAAGAACGACCTATCAGCTATTATATTACTAACTTGAATGGTACAATGAATGTCATGAACAAAGTAAAGACAAAAAACTTTATCTTTGCTAGTACTGGTGCCGCTCAAGATTGCATTAGTGCATATGGTGTTAGTAAACGTGCCGCAGAAGATGTAGTTCGTTCATACACGAAGATGGCGGAAGCAGACTATACTATCTTTAGATTTTACAATGTTATAGGTACTACAGTTGTTAAGCCAACTAATCCCGATGGTTTGTTCTACAATCTAATCAAAGCTAAAGACACTGGTTCTTTCACTATCTATGGCACTGATTATCCAAACACTAGTGACGGTACTTGTGTTCGTGACTATGTTCATGTAGAAGAAATATGCCACGCTATCAAAATGGCTATTGAGAAGCCCGCAAACAAAACTGAATGCTTAGGACATGGTGTGGGATATACCGTACAAGAAATGTCTAGTATCTTTCAACAAGTCAACGATTGTGATTTTGATATAATCAAAGGACCACGCAGAGACGGTGACATTGAGTACTATGTACTAGAAGATGTAAGTCCATATATGAAGAACCTCTACACTGTAGAGGATCTTTTGAGAATTGACTAATTAGTGCTTCAACAGTAGGGTTGATATAATGTTAGGATCGTTAGCACTGATATCACCCTCTCCCGGAGCTACAATGACATTGTACTTCATCCCTGCAGGGATAGACTTACGCTTGGCCATGTATTCATTGTAATCTAAGATTGAGTTCGCACTGAGTCCATACTCACTAGCCAATCTTTGTTTTAGTTCAGGTAACTTGTCAGGTTGTACTTGCCATTGGCCACTCGACCCTTTAACTAAGTTCTTTTTTTCATCCTTAACTAACAAGTCTTGGAACAATTCATCTGGAACAATGCGACTGTTCTTAGTTGTATCTAAGTTAGCATCTTTTGCTTTAACTTGTTTCTCTTGACTTGTATTAGCACCTTCACTCCAGTTGATAATGAAGTTAGGTGGTTTCTGTGCAAGTGCGGCACCAGCCATCTTTGTATAAGCATAGAACTTAACATCAGGATGCTTTGCAGCCATTTTCAATGCCATGTCTAAATATTCTGGGCTAAAGAAGTCGCCGGCGTCATGCCAGCGAATAGTAGTTTCCCAACCATTAGGGAATTTCTTGTCGCCTTTTTTACCTGCTGCCTCTTCTTTAGCTATCTCACTACTTAACTGATTGAAGAAACCATCTGGGTCATTCAATAGATATGTTAGTATTCTGCCATCGCTCTGCCAAGCGGCTTTGAACTGAACTTTACCACCTTTCATAGCGAAACAATCTACTTTACATGAACCAGCACCTGGACATGTGTTAACAATAATTAGATTGTTAGTTTGTTCGTCTACTGCGATACCAGTCAATGCGGCGAAGCCAACGTTGAAGAATTGTTCAAACTCACCGTTACTGTGCTTCATCTTTTCATTTTGCTTTAGTAACGCTTTTGGGCGTTGTGATAATGATTGCTTAATCTTATCTTCATCATAAGTCTTACCATCTGGGCCCAAGTATTCAATGATACTTGAACGATGGACATAAGGCATCTTGTACTTGTCTGACTTTGTTTTACCAGAGACATACTTCTCATTGCCCTTTTTGTCTAACTTAATTTGACCAGTCTTCTTATCAATATCATCAGTTCCTTTGATACGATTCATGTAGTCTTGGAACTCTTGACCTTTCAAATCTCGGGTACTTGCTGGTAGTTTAGTTGCTTCATCTAAACCAGATAGTTTACGAATTCTTGATAAGTTTTCTTCGCCTTCCGCCACACCTTCCTCGTCATCTTCCTTCATTTTATCTAACTTTTCAGAAAACTTAGGACCTTTACTAGGATTATAAGTCATGTCACGCCAATCTGATTGGCTCGGCATGTCACCGGCTTTAGCAACGAATTGCTGAGGTGTCATAATTTGAATACCCTTAGGTGCTCCGGGCATTGATGGCTCTGCGCCTTCTAATAAATGTTGAATTCTCATGTTTATTTCCGTAAAATTTGACAATAAATACGATTTATTGTACACTATGTAATATTTATCACTCTGGACTATTATGCACTCTTTTGACATTACTACTAAACGTATCGGCTTTGCTTGCAAATGGGCTGAAATCAACAAAAAAGGCGAGATTGCTAGCACCGAGGGTCTTAATACAGGTGGCACTACATTAGCATGGGCTAACCGAAATAAACGTTCACTGGTAGAAGAAAAAATAATTGACGTTGCAAAAACCAACATTCTCAATACACACGCACTAGTCAAAAAGGTAGCCGCTCTACCCGAACCACTGCGTATGTTGCGTATCACTAGTGACATGTTCAGCTTCTACACCCATGATGACTACAAAGACTTTTGGCATCAGCCCGACATTCAATCTAGTCTTGAACGCTGGATGGCTCCAATCGGTGAGACTGCACGACAAAACAATGTTCGTTTGTCGTTTCACCCTGACCAATTTGTAGTTCTTGCGAGTGATCGTCCTGAGGTAGTAAATAAGAGTATTGAAGAATTTGAATACCATGCTGACATGGCTAGATTTATGGGTTACGGTAAAACCTTTCAGGATATGAAAATCAACGTTCACATTTCCGGTAGAAAAGGTCCTCAGGGTATCAGAGATGTTTATAGTAGACTTAGCCCCGAGGCAAGAAATACACTTACACTAGAGAATGAGGAATATACACATGGACTATCTGACTGCTTATCATTATCTGATCTCGTGCCTACGGTCATGGACATCCATCACAATTGGATTCGTGAGGGAAATTATATTGCCCATAATGACGACCTTGTTAAACAAGTTATTGATAGTTGGCGCGGCGTACGTCCTACTCTCCATTACAGTGTTTCTCGGGAGGACATACTTATCGGACATGACATCAATCAATTACCCGATCAGGAAGCTTTGATCAAAGCAGGATACAGTAAACAAAAACTTCGGGCACATAGTGACTACTATTGGAACGAGGCTGTGAACGATTGGGCATTGACATTCTTAGACAACTTTGATATGATGTGTGAATCAAAGGCAAAAAATCTTGCCAGCTTTAAATTATACGAAAGATACAAATGTTTGAAAAAATAAAGAATTTATTTAAGAAACCCGAACCTGTTAAGGAACCTGTTAAGGAAAAGAAACCTCGCAAGGTTAAGGAAAAGAAAGTTGCACCTGAACTTACTGCTAAAGAAAAAGCAACGGCAGCAGGCGAGCCTTATGTTAACATCATTAAGATGGAAATAGATCCTAAGGACATTAACAGTGGCTCAGTAGAACTTGATTTCAACGATAAATTTGTATTGAATCTAATTCGTGCAGGTTATAAAATGAAAGAAACTGACACCGACAATGATATCGTGGATCGCTGGTGGACTAATTTATGCAGAGCAACCGTTTTGGAAACCTTTGAACAGGAAATCGCTGATCCCAACAAACGGACTCCCGGAGATGTACGCAATGTAGTCACTCGTGACTTAGGAAACGGGCGAACTGAAGTTAGCTAAAAAGTGTTGTAAAAATACAACAAAATTAAAGTTGACAATAATCTAGTGCGGGTGTATAATAGAGACTTATCAACTTAATTCAAGGTGTTTTTCATGGTCAGTAAAGTAAAAGTTCTTGACGCACAAGCAACAACAGTAGTATCTAACCTATTAAAAGGAAAAGTCAAAGTGACTACAACAAAGCCAACACGCACAACAACTGCAAAAGCTATCAAGAGTGCATTCCCATTAGTATTTAAAATTACCAAACGTGACCCAAATGATTTCCCGATTGAGAATATTTTGGAGCGTGAAGTTGACGAGTATCGTGAAAAGTATGTAGAAGAACTATTGGCATCAATTCAAACTGAAGCAAATGATGCATACCATCGAGGAGTTGAGCGTTATCAAAAATTGGGCAAGACATTTAAAGCTGAGTTTTACCCTAAGGTTACAGAAGTTGAAATTGGTAAGCTAAAGTCTGACGAAGATATTAACCGTGAACTTGATGTGGCCCATGCTACTGATATTTTTGTAAACTACGATGAACAGTGCTTCCAACCTGTTTATTGTATCAAGACCCCCGGCAAAGATGAATGGACTATTGTTAACGGTCAGCACACTGCAACTTCAACAGCGGCGATTGTTGAAGGTGGGTTTATGACGATTAACGGAAAAAAGGTTCTTCCTAAGAATTGGAAGAAATTTAAGATTCTTGTTATCTATATCGAAACACATGACCGAAGCACCGCACGTGAAGCATTCGCATTGTTGAACGGCGAAATGAGTAAACGCATTGATGTGTTTGACAAGTGGAAACAACATTATTTGTCCGTACGTTTGGACAATAGTGCAAACCCAGTTTACAAGCACACTTACAATTTGATTCAAATTTTGAAGCAATATAACTGTACACCTCTTCCAGCTGACCACGATGATATCGGTGAACCCGGAGCAATTAGTCACTTGGCAGGTGTTGAGAGTTTGGCGCCAACTGCTGACTATAGTAAGGTGACATTTGTTTTTAGTACACGTGATAAATTTTGGAACAATTTATCAGTTGATAATGCTGAGTTAGGGTTTTATGGTACATTGTTTGATTTTGCTCAAGTTGAAAATGTTGACATGAACAGTTCAGATTGGGATCAATTTTTAAATGACTTGCATGCCACTGTTCAAGGTGTGTATCGTACTATGAACAAGTTGAAATCAAATGCTTCTAAGGCATTCAAGCAATATCGTTTTGAACAATTTACTGATAAAGACGGTAAAGGTGCAGGATTTACGTTGTCATTGTACTTTGCATATCAAGCATATATTAAATTGGGTGGTAAATTTGTGATTAAGGCTCTTAAAGACTTGCATGTTCACAAAGGTGTAGATGCATTGCAATATTTGGAAGCAAAACAAATTACACAAATCAATGCTCATGCATCAGCCAGTGATCAAATTGTAAAACGCTCGATTCAACTTCCAAAGAAAGTTAAGTAATTATGCACGATTGGATCTTCTTTTACATTATGGTAATGAGTCATAATAATAAGGTAGGATTTGGAATTACAAAAAATCCCGAGAGAGTGGACGACTATACCGCCCACTGTCTTGAGGATCAATGCTTTATGTTTTTGTTTTATGGTCCTGAGGAAGAGATTGAAGATATCGAGGACGCATTTAAACAAAAACATCGTAAGATCCTTATCAAAAAATTAAAACGTAAAAAGTGGAGACTTGAAGGCATCGACCCAAAAGAATCATCAATGACTGCCGGTGATGTTAAGAATTGGGTAGAAAAATTTATCGTAGATAATAAATTCAAAACTCAAAGAATACAAGATAACTGGTTGCCATACAGTGGTGACAAACGAGTGTCCAGAAAAAATATCACTATCAGTCCTGAACTTTACTTAGAGACAATCAACTAACTTGACAAAAACTAAATAGTAGTATATAATAGATACATATCAACACATACCTACTTTCAAAAAATGAACTATGCTCTCATCGATACTGCCAACACTTTCTTTCGTGCCCGTCACGTTGCATCACGCAATAGTGATCCGGAAGAAAAAGCGGCTTTCGCACTTCATCTTACCCTCGCATCAGTCAATCAAGTGGTTCGTAATCATAAAATTGATCATGTAGTGTTTATGTTAGAGGGTCGTAGCTTCCGTAAGGACTTGTATGAACCCTACAAAAAGAATAGAATTGTTGATAGTCTTTCTCAGACTCAGGATGAGGTAGATGAAAATGCCATGTTCTGGTCTACTTACGAAACTTTCACAACTTTTCTTAAGGAAAAAACTAACTGTAGCGTATTACGTCATGAACAGGCCGAGGCTGATGACTTGATTGCACGATTCATTCACTTACATCCTGATGATACACATTATATTATTTCTACTGATTCCGATTATGTTCAGCTTATTAATCAGAACGTGCTACAATACAATGGTGTCACAAATGAACTTATTACCCTCAATGGATATTTCAAAGATTCAGGTAAGCCAGTAATTGACAAGAAAACTAAAGAACCCAAACTTCTCGAAGACACCCCCGAATATCTGCTATTCAAGAAGATCATTCGGGGTGATGCGGGCGACAACGTATTCACTGCGTACCCCCGAGCACCCGAAAAAGGTTCTAAGAATCGTGTAGGCATTCGTGAAGCATTTGATGATCGTGACAAGCAAGGCTTTAAATGGAACAACTTCATGTTGCAAAAGTGGATCGACCACAATGGTGTCGAGGTGTGTGTACGTGACGCATACAATCGCAACCGTATGCTTATTGATCTTACTGCTCAACCCGAGGACATGAAACAAAAGTTCGACCAACGTATTCGAGAATCTGTCAGAGTAACTACTACTCCGCAAGTGGGAGTACATTTCATGCGCTTTTGTGGGAAGCATAATCTTGAAAAAATCTCACAAAATGTTGAGGCTTTCAGTAAGTGGCTTAACACACCATATACAGGACAACTTAATGAACACTAATTTCACTGCAATGGAAAATCGTTTCAAAGAAATTCAACGGGACGATGAACACTTTTACATGACTGATGGTATCAAAATAGTACCACGTGCAGGTTTAGAAATTTCAAACCAATGTCCATATGAGTACAAGTTGATTTTAGCCAATTGTATTGACAGAGGCTGGGTAAAACCAGTAGCATACGTAAAAATCAAAGAATTGATTTGGGAAGTATTAGAGCAATGAAAAAGATTTATTACATTAAAGAAGGACACAAATATGTTCCAGTTGCAGAATATGATAACGAACTTATGGATAGCTTTTCAAAGGGCACTCATTTGGTTATGGTTTATCCCGGAGGCACTAGTCGTAGGTTCAATATCGATCCTAACTATGCGGCTATGATTGCCGCAGGGCGTGTTGCCGAAGATGCGATATGCAAAGCTATCAGTAAAGCAAGCGAACTACGGCCCCAACGAACACTTATCACTCCTGGGCAAAAGAAAGCATGGGAGAAGTTAGCTAAAGAATTAGGTAATGAACTTGCTACACTAAATGGATTGTCTATTCGTGATTGTGCAGAGGCAGGCGTAAATGCTATGATGGAAGAGGCAACCAATTTGATGGAAAATCCCGCTGTCAAAAAGGCATACGAACATTTCTTGTTAGTATGTGAGTTGACTAAAGAAAATAAATGAAAACAAGGGAAGAGATAATAACGTCAATGTGTTACACGTATCGGCATGACTATGGGTTAAACCGCAGTGATGACGATGCACCATGGGTGGCAGGCATGACAGAATTTGAACGAAAAGGATTGTGGCAAACAATGGCTCATATATTTGATAACAATATTGCACCACACATGAATCCTAAAAAGAAGAAAGGTAAAAAATGATTGATTTTAGACTTAGTATTAAGAACCCATTCAAGCATTCTGAGTGGCGTAATCTTTATCAAGGTGAATGGATGATTACAAAGAATAAAGTTTTTGAGATTGGATTCTTTAATTACAGATATCGCCTATTTGAATTTCACGTTGATTTAAATTGGTTTGGAAGTGATCACGCTGGTCCTGAATTCAACCTTAATATACTTGGATACGAAATGCGTCTTGCATTACGTGACACTAGACATTGGAATCATGAAGAAAACAAATGGCATATATATGAGAATGGAACACACACAAATGAATGATTTAATTGCAAAACCTATTATCAAAGACCAGTTTTGGATAGTGACAGATGGTCAACAAAAAGTCGGTAACGTAATTGCTGAGGGGTCTGGATTTAATTTAAAGATCAACGGTGTTAGTAAGCATTTTCAAAACACCAATGAACTAAAACGTAGTACTAGAATTCAATTTCAACCATTGAAAACAAATAGAACTAAAACAGAACTGCCTTTTGCAAATTATCCAACTAGCGGTAAAGTATATAACTCTATGCTAGATATTAAACGTAGGTTGCATTTGTATACCAAAACTGTTAAAAGCAAGTGTTACTATGCATCTGGTTGGTTCGCTATCAATCAAAATGGCACTTTTGAAACAATATTATGTCCAAAATATATCTTTGTTCAGCGATATACGTATTACGGTCCTTTTAAAACTGAAAACGAAGCAGAAAACATGATAAATAGTCTATGATAAACATCAAAAGGTTTATAGATAGGGTTTCTATGATAGAAAGTAAACAAGGTAAAGACTTTGTTATGCCAATAATTGAAGCACGTGGACTACGTGATGAATTGGCTAAAATCCTTGTAGACCAATACCAGATGAACAGCGAGAAAAAACCTGATGAAGAACCTATCATTAAGGTAGAAATTAAAGGCGGAAGTTTTAAATGAGTAGATCACAACCCAAAGTCTTACTAGAACTAGTAGACAAGAAAACATATAAATGCGACCAAGTAGTCGAGGCTGCTGGCATTTGGGCTGTGTTTTACGACGGACAATCTATTAACCTAAAGTCACAGCATTACCTAGATAATTTAGCTACGCCAAAGTACAAAAAAACAAGTTTTAGTAATCCGGGACATGCACGTAATTTATGTCGTAAATTAAACTCACAATTTAAAACTGATAAGTTTACCGTAGTGTTTATGAACTCGGGTAGTGTGGTGTACCCCGATGACCAACAAGTCAACTAAGCAGAAAATAACTGAAGCTGTATTATCTGAGATTCCAAAATCACATAGAATATACCACGAGCTACCAATTGAAGATGTAGTTTTCAAATGGTGGCAAACTGGCAGACAAGAAGGCCTGCGTTTGACCGAAGCAGGCTTAACTGCCTTTCAATTAGCAGAAATAGAATTCTATGACTATGAGTTTAAGCAAGATGGGCAAAGCTATCACAACTTTGTGATGGAACTAAACAAGAAAATAAAATGCCCATACTACATAGGCGTGAATCAAAAAGAAAAGACCAAATCGTTCTATATAAGAATCTTTGATAGTAAAACAGCAATGATGCTAGGTCTATATGGAAACTTACAAGATTATCTAGCATCAGTAAAAATAAAAAGATAACTTAATACCAGTGACCTTCATTACGCATTCGTTTTATGAAAGTCAAGTAAGTGCTACACACCCCATAACATCTTAGTTTTACTGTACTGAACATACCTCTATCTTGAATCTCGGGTAAAAATATCACACTGTTATTATTAATAGGAACAGTTCCTGGTGTGATTAGTTTACCGTTGCTTGCAGTAGCATATGGTGGAGGTGGAGTAGATGCCCCAAAGATAAAATAGTTAGGATACAGATTAATTGATTGTGTTGTAAACCAGTTATATGTAGCTTGATCCTGACAATTAATCCAAAATCTATTACCTTGCAAGTAGGCGTCACTGACTTCTATCAGATCATTTGCAGTTCCTACATGTAGTTTGTTGTTGACTCTCCACACATCTACCATACAAGAAAACCCATTATTAAACGCCGTTCCAATTTGATTGGGAGTGTTGGCTTTTTCGTAGTTTTGCCCGTCGTAGATTCCTTGATAAGATATGTATAACATGTAGTATTTATTAAAATGGGAAAGAACTCGTCAACGAAACAACAGGCTACCGCGTTATATATATGTAGACACAAAAATCTACGATTTCATAAACTTAAAGGAAACCTAACATGAAAAATATCGCAATCGCTCTTATCGCCTCTTTCGGTATCGCTACCGCTTTCGCACAAGCTGCCAAGCAACCAGAGAATATTGGTAAAACAGCACCGGCAGCGGCTCCTGCTCCGGCAGCTCCTGCAAAAGCTGAAGCACCAAAGACTGAAATGAAGTTGGCTAAGAAGAAGGAGGATGCTAAGGCTGCTCCCAAAGCAGATGCCACTAAAAGCCCTGGCCAGGACAAAAAGGCTGCAACAGCACCTGCTCCAAAAGCAGACGCAAAGCCAGCCGCTAAGTGAAGTAGACTATAACGATGATGACTACGGTGAGGAGTTTGATCTTCATCGTAGTTATGGTAGACCTAAACTAATTAAAGCAAAGAATCTTTGGGATAATGATACAGAATTACCCGATCATATCACTAAACGACTGGCTGAGATTAGAGAGCAAGCTCTACAAAAATTTCGAGAAACGTGCTATAATAAGGCATAAATAAAGTAGTTAGAGTTCTACTTAAAAACTCAACACTTAAACACACACATAGGAGATAAACATGTTTAACACAGCAACTTACGCCTTTATTGACGGCGTTTCAGACTTC